TGGTGTTACAGGTAATGTAACATCTCAATACATTATTAATAATGTAGATTTAAAGGAGTATGATCCCGTGAATGTAAAAATAGTAAAATTAACAAATGGCGAAGAACTAATAGGTGAGTTTGACGAAGAAACAAATACAATAAATAATCCGGTTGTTATGATTCCAGTGGATAAAGAAAAGATTGCTTTCCAACCATGGATGCCTTATTCGGAAGATAAGTCATTTACAATAAAAGATGAAAATATACAGACAACAGCTACTCCAAGCAAAACCATCGTAAATGAGTATAGTAGAGCCTTTGGTAGTGGTATTGTAATGCCCTAAATAGTTCCTTGACTTTTTGAACCTTTTTTGTTATAATATATATTATGAAGTTTTATACTTATGTAGCTAAAATTGGGAACAGGATATATACCCGTGAAATAGATAATAAGGGTGAGCGTTACTCTGGTTATACTAATTTCAAACCAACCTTATATCTCCCATCACCAGAAGAAAAATCTGATTACAAGAGTTTAGATAATAAACCACTTGGGTCACATACTTTCGGTTCTATCAAAGACTGCCGAGAATTTGTTGACTCTTATGATGGTACTGTAAATTATTCTATTCATGGTAATCGTAATTATGTATCTCAATACATAACAGAAACATATCCTAACATTCAATGGGATACTTCTAAAATTACAATATACAATCTTGATATTGAAACATCCATTGATAATGGCTTTCCGAATATCCGTACAGCAAATTCTGCTATAACATCCATTACAATCCATAACAGTATAGATAATAAGTATTATGTTTTTGGGACTGGTGATTACATACCTGATCAATCTGATAAAACTATAAATTATTTTAAAGCAGATGATGAACGTGAGATGATGAATATGTTTTTGAATTGGTGGAAAGAATCACCACCTGATATTGTTACAGGATGGAATTGCAAGTTTTTTGATATTCCTTATATTGTTAATAGATTAGAAAGATTAGGTCTTGAACCAAAACATCTATCACCGATAAAGAATATATTTGAAAAAAATGTAAGGATAGCAGGACAAGAAAATCAAACATATCTTATAACTGGTATTTCTATTATTGATTATCTTGATTTGTATAAAAAATATACTTACAAAGTTCGCGAATCATATCGGTTAGATTATATTGGAAAGGTTGAGTTGGAATTGAGAAAAGATCAAGATGAAATTCCAGGTTATGAGTTATACAAAACAGATTATCAAAGTTTTATTAATTACAATATCAGAGATGTTGAGATTGTAAAGAAACTTGATGAAAAAATGAAGTTGATGGATTTGGTTATTACGATGGCCTATGATTCTGGTATTAACTTTGAGGATGTATATTCTCCAGTAAAAACCTGGGAGTCTATTATCTATCGCTTTCTCAAAGAAAAGAAAATAGCTATTCCAGTCAAACCAGAAGGAAGTGAATCACGAAGTATTGAAGGTGGTTATGTAAAGGATCCACATATTGGTTTACATGAATGGGTTGTAAGTTTTGATTTAAATTCTTTGTATCCTCATTTGATCCAACAATACAATATAAGTCCTGAAACTCTATATAAAGGTCCTGTTTGTGATAATTCCAAAAATATTGGAGTTAAAGGATTATTAGAACAAGAGCTAAATACTGATTATCTTAAAGAAAAAAATATAACATTGACTCCTAATGGTGTTCATTTTAAAAATGATAAACAAGGCTTTCTTCCACAATTGATGGAGAAGATGTATAATGATAGAGTTGTGTATAAGAAGAAATTGTTAAAAGAACAACAAAAATTAGAAAGTGGTGATTATAAAAATAAACAAAAAGTAATTAATAATATATCTACCTATAATAATATTCAAATGTCTAAAAAAATATTATTAAATAGTGCTTACGGTGCTTGTGCTAATCAATATTTTTTATACTATGATCCTAACTTAGCAGAAGCTATTACCATGTCTGGTCAGTTGTCTATTAGATGGATTGAAAAACATATAAATATGTATATTAATAAATTGTTAAAAACAAAGGGTATTGATTATGTCATCGCGGCGGACACTGATAGCGTTTACATTACGTTTGACAAATTGGTTACTAGCGTGTTTCCAGAGAGAGTATCGACTTCAAAGATTATCACCTTCTTGGATACGATCTGTACGGATAAAATTCAACCGTATATTGACCAAGGTTATAAAAATCTTCATTCGTATGTAAATGCTTTTGAGCAGAAAATGTTCATGGAGCGAGAAGTAATTGCTGATAAGGGTATCTGGACAGCAAAGAAAAGATATATTCTTAATGTTTATAATAATGAGGGAGTATCTTACAAAGAACCAAAGTTAAAGATAATGGGACTTGAAAGTGTAAGAAGTTCAACGCCAGAATGGTGTCGGGATAACTTACAATCATTGATTAGAACTATTATTACTACAGATGAAAAAACAGTAATAAATTGTATTGATGATTATCGTAATGTGTTTAAAAAATTAAGTTTTACAGATATATCATTTCCGAGATCAGTTCGTGGTCTTGATAAGTATAAATCTTCAAAAGATATCTATGTTAAAGCTACGCCAATTCATGTAAGAGGTGTTTTGCTTTATAATCATTTTTTAAAAGAACAAAAACTTACAAATAAATATGAATTAATTCGTGATGGAGATAAGATTAAATTTGCTTATCTTAAAGAACCCAATAGAATTGGTGAGAATGTAATTGCAGTTTTATCCGTTTTACCAAAAGAATTTAATTTAGAAAAATATATAGATTATGATACACAATTTGATAAATCATTTCTTCAACCAGTTAAGAATATTTTAAATGCTATTGGATGGAAAAGTGAAAATACTGGAAGTTTAGAATCGTTTTTTGGGCCTGTTAATTAAATGATGAATAATGATAGTAGGAGTAGAATTATTAGAAGGGTTTATTGGTTGAGAAAATATAAAACTTCTGTTGGGTGTGAAAATTGTGGATATAATGAAAATCCTGTTGCTTTAGATTTTGCACACAAAAGTCCAATGAATAAACATATTGCGATGGTTCTCCGTAGGGGTGGTAATGGCATTGATAATTTGTATAGAAGAATTTGTATTAAGAACAAAAAGAAGAATTTATTTTATTTGAAGGAATTGATAAATGAAGTTAGATTATGTAAGATTCTTTGTAAAAATTGTCATGCAGTAGAAACTTATAATAATCGTGAAATGCATAATAATAGAAAAATGGCAGAAGTTCGTGGTGGTTCTTATAAGGATAGAAGAAAAAAATTAAGTATGATTGGTTGTGAACCTGAGAAACAGGGTAGTTTGGAATCTTTTTTTAAATAATGTATTAAAATTATTCATTACAATTATTTCACATCGGTTTTCTCATTTTTTAAAAGGTGAAGGATTTGTTGATTAATATAGGGAGGTAAATAATGGCAGTTAAAGATTTTATTAAACAATTAATAAAGGAGTCACAAAATGATATGGCTACGGTTGTATCCAGCGGTATTGTTGGGGATTGTAGCACTTTTGTGGATACTGGATCTTATTCCTTAAATGCATTGACATCTGGTTCGTTGTATGGTGGTGTTCCGTCAAATAAAATTACTTGTTTTGCTGGTTCTGAAGCTGTCGGTAAAACTTTTATTACATTAAGTATTGCAAAGAATTTTCTTGAACAAGATAAAGATAATCTTGTAATTTATTTTGAGAGTGAAGGTGCTTTAACACAAGATATGATTTCTGAACGAGGTTTAGATACAGATCGAATTGGATTGTTTCCGGTAAGTACGGTCGAGGAGTTTAGAACCCAATGCGTTCGTATCATTGAGAATAGTAGTAAGAATAATGGTAAGATGATGATATTTTTAGATTCATTAGGTAATCTTTCTACTATGAAAGAAATGGGTGATGTTGCGGGTGGTTCCGATAAACGCGATATGACAAGAGCACCAATGATTCGTGGAACATTTCGTACACTTGCCTTGATGTTAGCAAAACATAATATTCCCTTGATAATTACTAATCACACTTATGATGCTATTGGTAGTATGTTTCCAAAGAAAGAAATTTCTGGTGGAGGTGGAATCAAGTATGCCGCATCAACCATTGTTACATTGGGTAAACGAAAACATAAAGATGGAACTGATGTTATTGGTAATATCATCAAAGCAAAATTAGTCAAGGGTAGAATGACTAAAGAAGAATCAGTTGTTGAAATGATGTTGGATTAT